GATGTGGCGCAGTTTCTATCTATGTTTCCTGGGCGAAAGGAGTACGCTAGAGTTTTGACAGACTTTGAGATGTTGAATGGAAATCATTTACCCCATCTCGGGCATATTGATATGACGACTTCGCCGGGCTATCCTTACGCGTCTCAGCGTGAGACTCCAGGGAAGTATGATTATATAGTCAGTGAGGGTGATACACTTAAGATATCCGTGACTCCCAAAGGGAGACAGCTCGCCGATGCTATCGAAGCTAGAGAGCGGGCTGCTAAGGAGGGTAGACGTGTTGAATCAGTCTGGGTGGACGGACTCAAAGATGAGTTGTTGCCTCCAGAGAAGATATCAATTTCTAAGACCAGGATATTTGTTAATGGTCCTCTAGATCACACCCTTCTGATGCGGAAGTATTGTGGGGGATTTACGGCACATATGATGTATAATCGTGTGTCGAATTGGACTGGACCTGGTTTGGTTGAATCTCAAGTTGACTGGATGTTGTTGTATAAAAAATTGGTGCCATTTAGTAATAATATTGTTTGTGGTGATTTTTCACAATGGGACAAACATCTTGATCCTATGTTGATTAAGGCCACGTCTTTTGTGTATAATTATTTTTATGATGATGGCCCTGAAAATGCGCGGGTTCGAGATGTTTTGTTTCATGAACTTGCCTATACAAAGACTTTATGCGGAAATATGATGTATATAACCGATCGAGCTAATCCTTCTGGTTGTGCAGTTACTACGCCACTTAATAATTTGGCGCAATTAATTATATTGCGATATTTGTGGCTCCTGCATTTCCGTAGGCTTGGAATGGATCAGTTGTTGCCTATGCATGTTATGTTGTCTCTTACGTATACGTGTGTGTATGGTGATGATCATATTATGGGAGTACATGATTCCATAAAAGATCTATGGAACCAGGAAGTACTCCAAAAATTGTTTGCTGAGATCGGGATGAAATACACCGATATCTCTAAAACACCTAAGATTGCTAAGTTTTGCGACTTGCCTCACGCTATGTTTCTCAAGCGCAGGTTTGTACCATTTGAGGGAGCTTGTCTAGGAGTTAGGGACATAAATGACATCCTTTCAACTCTTAATTGGGTTCGAAAGGGAGAAGATCCTAAGATTGCCCTTAGTCAAAAT